CGGTACATATTTCTTTGATGATATGACAAATTTTGATACATCTAATATGCCGGATGTAGAAACTTTAGACGCTGTTACTCTTACTAAGCAACGTGTTGGCAACTTATGTGCTCTTCGTTGGCGAGCTTGGGAAAAAGACTATCTTACTTCTACTTCTCCATTTGCCAATCAGGGTGTTGGAGACCCACGTGTGCCTATTACGGTTCCCGCGGGTGCTCTTGGAAATACTACTACTGTAGGAACGCCTACTCCTGCTACTGCTCAAACTTTCGGAAAAACTCAAGGAATTCAGTATCCGGGTAATCAGGGAAATATAGGTGATGCTGGCGGCTTCACCATGTCGGCTCTTCGTGTTGCTGCTGCCCTTAAAAGATGGTTAGAAAATACTGCTCGTGGTGGTGCCCGTTATGCTGAGCATTTATGGAATCATTGGTACTCTCGTCTTGAAGATCAGCGTGCTATGACGGCTGAATACTTAGGCGGTGGTATGCAACCGCTCGTTATATCTGAGGTAGTTACCCAGGCGCCTGCTACTCCTACTCAAACAAATATACCTGCCGGTTATCTCGCTGGTCATGGTATTAGTTATGGGTCGACAAATAAATTTCGTCGTAAGTTTACGGAACACGGTGTAGTCATGGGGATTACTTCTATTATTCCGCGCACTGCTTATTTATATTCCATGCCTCGTGCGTTTATGAGGACTGAACCACTAGACTTCGCTTTCCCTGAGTTTGCACAACTTGGCGAGCAACCTGTATTAGGTTCGGAAGTGTTCTTTAAGCTTAGTTCATCTAACACAAGTACAATTGTACCCACTTATACTAACTCACCACCTTCTCAACTTTATAGTGGTATTGTTACTCGTTATCCTATGGGATCTCAGGCTGCTACTGTTGGTTATTATGGATTCGATTTACAAAACGATAATCCTGAAATTAACCCGGGTGGTGGCACTGGTGCAATATGGGGTTACCAATCACGTTATGCTGAATATAAATATCAGCCTGATACTGTACATGGATTGTTTCGTGGTTCTCTTGCTTTCTGGCATTATGGACGTGTTCTATCTCCGGGTGCTCTGCTAAACAATGCGTTTGTTACTTCTAATCCTCGTATGGACGGGTTTGCTGTTCTTCCCAACAATGGTGGTACTGGACAATACAATCAGCACCCTATTCTTCTGCAGGTTTATAACCGTGTTTCTGTTGTTCGTTCACTTCCATATTATAACACTCCTGCACTATGGTAAAAGAAAAAAATATCGAGATATTAGACATTTGTCTAGATCATCGTAAACCATGTGCTAGGACTTATGAGCCGTTGGATATATTCGAACAAGTTACTGTCCCCGATGTTGCTCCATCTCTTTATCAGATGGTTACTACTGCAACAGTCGGAAGTATGCCTGGTAATTCTGTACTTTATCAGTATCCTGATCTAGGTGATGACGATGATGCTCACGATCATCCAGATTATGAAAAACTGGACAAACTAGACATAGTCGAGAAAGAAGCTTATGCAGAGAATTTCTTAAACAATCCTAAAAACTATGAGAAAAAAGACGTTAGCGACAAGACTGAGACCGAAGGCGAAGGGACTGAAATCAAAAAGGAAGGTGAGATCAAAAAGGAAGGTGAGATCAAAAAGGAAGGTGAGTAACCTTCCTGCAGTGGGCTTAAACTCTTTACTTGCCAATACATGCCCACTGACAGCTTTGGAAGATCCAAAGCTGGCTAAATATGTTCAACTTTCATTTAAATTTTAAGGTTATGCCGTTACCGTGGTTGCCTGCTGCTATTAGTACTGTTGGCAGTATGGTTCAGGGTCTCTTCCAAAGAAGATCCGAAAAAAAACAGTACGAGAAAATGTTAGAGTATAATACTCCAAAAGCACAGATGCAGCGTTATAGTGAGGCCGGTTTATCTCCTTACTTGATTTACGGAGCTGCGAACGCTGGTAATGCAAATTCGTCTAAGCCAGCGGATTATGTGCCTGATATCGGAAAGGGTATTGATAATTACATGTCTTATGCTAATTTTGATCAGGATATTAAGGCTAAGCGTTTAAACAACGCTATTCTTGCAAAAAATCTTCAGATGTTGGATACTAAGGCTGTCAATTTGGAGCTGACTGGAACTAATACAATGCTCAAAGCTTTGAGAAGTTCTCTAGATACTCTTGCTGATTACCCAGGTTACTCTTCTGATGATGGACTTAGTATTTCTGACAAACATATGGCTGGTTCATTTCGAAGGAAATTGAACGAGTTAAAACTATCCGCTTCACAAGCTGGGATTGAGCGACTACAGTCTATGATTCAAGGTATGAAATATGAGAACGTTCAAAAACGTATTAAGGCTATTTATGCTGAGGATTATGGAATGGTCGGAGGTGACTGGACTCAAGGGTTAGGCTTATTCAAGTCTATGCTTGGCCCACGTATGTATCGTTCGTCTGGTAACTTGACAGAGTACCAGAAGCGAATTCTTAAGAGGTATCCTAAATAAAAAACTAAAACTTCAAAACTATGAGACATAGTAGAAGACGTGCTCGAGGACGTAAAAGACGTTCATCTCGCAAAGGTACTTACCTTGCGGGAAGAGGTGGAAGAAGGTTATAAAAAAAAGGCATGGGGAATTTAATGAAGCTAATGATAGAACGAAGAGAAAGAATGAAGCGATTTATTTTTCCCCATGCTATTTGATAAACTTAATTCAGGGTACCCCCAAAGGGGGAACGACCGCTTAAAAGCCCCCCCCAACGGGGGCGTGACAGGTAGCTTTTAAAGGTCGCGGGGCCCCTTGGGGCTACTCGTGCGAAGCTAATGTGTATACAAACTATTTATCTTAGGAAACTTCAGCTAGAGGTTCCTTGTGGTAGGTGTTATGAGTGTGTAAAGCGAAGGCGTAATGATTGGTATATTAGATGCCTTATTGAGTCAAGGTCTAGGCGACACACTTATTTCGGTCTACTAACTTATGCAAAGGTTGGCCAAAGGCTTGAAAAGAGGGACGTACAATTATTTTTGAAGAGGTTGCGTGCATATGGTTATAATTTCTCATATTTGATTGCTGGTGAGCATGGACCCAGGAAAGACAGACCACATTGGCACTGTTTATTTTTTACAGACGCGCCAATTCATTTCGCTGCGATTGCTAAGGCATGGCGTGGTGGTTATAAACGAGACCCGGAATGTAATAAAGCCGGGTGGGTTAGGTTTGAACCTATTAGATCTCCTAGATCGATTCGTTACACGGTTAAATATATTTATAAGTATGATGGTAAAGACGCGCGCTTCACTCTCCTTATTTCAAAAAATCCTGCTATTGGCAAAAGTTTTCTTCGCTATCAACATTATTGTCTTGAAAAAAAGTCTTCGGATTTTACTATTGATGGAAAGAGGTTTGCCATGCCAAGATATTATAAACGAAAAATTTTTGATGACTATCCGGATATTAAAGAAGAAGTAAATTCAAAACTGGCGGCCAAGGTAGCCGACCTATTAGACAAGGAACTTATGTATGTTCATTCCTTGAGACCAGACTTGAACTATCAAGAATTAGTACAATTTATCAATCAACAAAAAAGACAAAAAAATGAAGACATCAGAAAATCTGAAAGAACTCGTGGACAACTTCGGAAGACTCTCATTCATTACTGAGACTTTCGTAAAATTATCACAAACTGGCGATCACGCTCACGTCTTGCCTATGCTACTTATGGCAGGAATAGAAGACGCCGAAAAAGTAATTCAATCACTTAAAAATTTACAAGATGAGTAAGCCCAACATATTCCAAACTATCTCATTGCCTAAACCTAAACGCGCAAAGTTCGATTTATCGCATGAGAAAAAAATGACTATTCCCTTCGGTGCTCTTGTTCCTACTTTGGTTCAAGAGGTTTTGCCAGGTGATTCCTTTGATGTCGATGCAAAAATTCTAGCAAGGTTTCAAGCCTTGCTCGCTCCTCAAATGCACCGTGTTAATGTGTTCACTCATTACTTCTTTGTTCCTAATCGGATTCTTAATCGTTCATGGACTCGATTTATTACCTATCAAGGTGCTCGTCCTTCTGCATCTCTTCAGACTTCATATATGCCACAGACTACTATTCAGTCTTTACGCACTGGATTTGTTAACGGTGTTGCTGGTGCTGCATTAAAGGATGGATCACTATTGGATTATCTTGGGTTTCCAACTGGCCCCAATGATCTTACTCTTACTTCTGGTGGTGCATGGCATGATGGAATAGTTATATCTGCTATTCTTCCTCTTGCTTATCAGCGAATTTGGAATGATTACTACAGAGATCAGAACCTTACACAACCTTTATTCTCTGAGGATCCAACTGGACCCTATGACCCTATTGCCGGTACATATTTCTTTGATGATATGACAAATTTTGATACATCTAATATGCCGGATGTAGAAACTTTAGACGCTGTTACTCTTACTAAGCAACGTGTTGGCAACTTATGTGCTCTTCGTTGG